TTCCTAATAATCCAGGTAGGACAGAACTAAGCGAAGAAGAAAAACAATCTTTAATTGCTGAACACGGAATGGATTTAGATCTTCTTTAAGCCTTTGCTAAACTAATACCTGTAGTACCTTCGATATATTGATCAGCAAGATCCTTCAGTGTATCCATTGTACAAAATACTTTTTCATTTGAAATAGTAATTTCTTTTGATGCATCAGCACTAAACAACCATGGCATCAATCCTAAACCTTGTTGAGTAATTTGTACTGCCATAGGCTTTTCAATAGTAATACCGTTTTCATCTTGACTGATAAAACGTGTAATAATTTCTGTATCGCTGGTTAATTTGATAGTGACAACGTCACCTTTTGTATGAGATTTATTTACTAACATGTGTTTCCTCTGTGTGTGAATATTTATATTATAACGAGAAGCCTGAGAAGGTTTCTTTGTCAACGTCTTGTTTAGTACCCCCAATAACATAACTGCTAATTTCAGTTTCTTGTGGTGCTACTTGTACTTCTCCACCTGTGATCCATGCTTGGGTCCAAGGTAAAGGATTAGTGCCTGTATTAAATATTTTTTCTTGTCCTACGGCATGCATTCTTTTACCTGCTATGTACTCAACATATTGTTTTAATAGTTCAGCATTCAAACCAATGATACTGCCGTCTTTGAATAAGTAGTCTGCCCATTTTTTCTCTTGCTCAACTGCGTCTAAGAAAAGTTGTGTACACTCTTTATAAGTTTCATTTTTAATTTTTTCAAAGTCCTTGTCTTCACGTGGTAAAAGTTTTAGCATTTGTTGTGTACTTGCTAAGTGAACATTTTCATCTCTAGCAATCAGTTTAATAATTTTTGCATTGCCTTCCATCTTTTTAAGTTCTGCAAATGCCCAACTACATGCAAAGGATACATAAAAACGTACACCTTCTAAAATGTTTACACTCATTAAACACATCCAAATACGTTTCTTGTGTTCATACTCGCTGTATTTAGAACTGCCGTTTTCTCTAAGTCTGTTATACTCAATTAATGAATCGTAGTATTGTGTTATGCTGTCTGAACAATCAATAATTTCTTTGATACTCATCATTTCATCAAACACTTTACTTGGATCTGGGTACACATTTCTAATGATATGTGTATAACTTTTACTGTGAATAGTTTCTGAAAATGCCCATGTTTCAATCCATGTTTCTAATTCAGGTAAACTCACAATTGGTAGTAATGCCAAGTTAGGTGACCGTCCTTGTACACTATCTAACAGTATTTGTCTTTTTAAATTACTAGTAAAGATGTGTTGCTCGAAGTCTGTTAAGTCTTTAAAATCCTTGCTGTCTTTGGTAATATCAACTTCTTCTGGTCGCCAAAAGAATCCTAACTGCTTTTCTGTGAGTTTATCAAACTGTCTGTATTTAAGTACGTCAAACCTCTGTACTCCCATGTCGGCAGACAAGAACATTTTACTCTTTTCTGTATATTTTGATTTAGTATTAAGTACACTCATTAAATTTTACAACTCTCGCAATCTTCGTCATCTAGTTCGCCCATGGGCAAATCTTCTAGTTTATCATCTTTGTTAATATCAATCTCGCCTTGCCCATCGTATGTGTTGTTGTAGTACAACTGCTTTCCACCATACTTATAAAACATTAGAAGATCCTGAATTAGCACACTCATTGGTACTTTTTCATCTTCATAGTGTTCGGGATTGTAAGAAGTATTTACCGAAATTCCCTGATCAATATACTTTTGTAGTACAGCCATTATTTTTAAATAGCCTTGTGGTGACTTTTGATCCCACAGTAGATCATATTTGTTTTTATAGTATGGAAAGCCTGGTACAACCTGTTTTAATACACCATGTTTGCTTTGCTTTATGCTGATGTATCCTCGCGGTGGCTCAATTCCATTCGTGCTGTTACTTATCTGTGCAGACGTTTCTGCCGGCATTAATGCCATCAAAGTAGAGTTTCTTATACCATGCTCCTTCAAATTCTTTCTAAGTTCTTTCCAATTTTGTCTTTCTTTATGTGGTACTAATTCGTCGACATCTTTTTTGTATGTTTGGTTAGGAGTAATGCCTAAACCGTATTTTGTTTCGTTTGTGCCTGGGCATTTGCCTTTTTCCATTGCTAGTTTGTTACTGGCTTTAATTAAACTATAACTCCATGCCTCTGCCCACTCGTCGATTAGTTCCAGGTTTGGCTCTTGATATGTCATGCCATGCTTTGCCATCCAATATGCAAAGTTAATAATACCAATTCCCAGTGGTCTTCTTTTCATTGTGCTGAGTTCTGCCGCCAATACTGGGTATTGTTGATAGTCTAATAGTTCGTCTAATCCCCTAACTGCAAGTTTACATACTTTGTTCATTTCTTCAAAGTCTTTGATAACACCCCAATTGACTGCACTCAACGTACACAAACTGATCTCGCCCTCTTCATCATTGATATGTGTTAGTGGTTTAGTAGGCAAATCAATTTCACAGCATAAGTTACTCTGCCTAACTGGTGCTACGTCTTCAATAAATGCACCATGTGTGTTAGCATGGTCAACGTTCATTAAGTAAATTCTACCTGTGTCCTTGCGTTCTTGTACGAACGCAGAAAACAATTCAATAGCAGGAATAGACTTTTTCCTAATACTTGTTTTACGTTCAGCCGCTTCGTATAATTCTTTAAATTTGTCTTGATCAGTAAAGAAACTTTCGTATAATTCAGGAACATCTTTAGGTGAGAACAATGTGATGTTACCACCGCTGATGAGTCTTTCATACATAAGTTTGTTAAACTGTACACCGTAGTCCATGTGTCTAACACGATTGTCTTCAGTACCTTTGTTGTTCTTTAGTACTAGCAAGTCTTCTACTTCTAAATGCCAAATTGGGTAATATAAGGTAGCCGCTCCACCTCTTACTCCACCCTGACTGCAACTTTTAACTGCTGATTGGAATAGTTTATAGAAGGGGATAACTCCTGTGTGAGTTGCGTCTCCACTCCTAATAGGCGAGCCAATTGCCCTAATACTACCTGCACCTATACCAATGCCTGCCTTTTGACTTACATACTTAACAACAGCACTAGACGTTGCGTTAATGCTATCTAAACTGTCATCAGTTTCAATCAATACGCAACTGCTGAATTGCCTTTGCGGTGTTCTTACACCTGCCATAACTGGCGTAGGCAAGGAAATTCTAAATGTGCTGATAGCATCGTAGTATGCTTTCACATACGCCATTCTTTTCTTTTCAGGATATCTACCAAACAATGTAGCCGCAATCATCATGTATGCTACTTGCGGTGTTTCGTAAATTTGACCTGTTGCTCTGTTCTGTACTAGGTACTTACCACGGAACTGTTCCATAGCCGCATAAGTTAAATCTTCATCGCGTTCATGCTTGATATAAGTTTGTAATTGATTTATTTCGTCTTTGGTGTAGAGGTCTGTGAACTCTGAATCATAAAAGCCATCATCAATATTTTTTTGTACAATATCACAAAGACACGGTGGCTCAAATGTGCCATACACTTGCTTACGCAAATGATAGTTGATTAATCTACCTGCTACATACTGATAATTTGGTGTCTCTTCTGATATAAGATCCGCTGTACTTTTAATTAATGTTTCTTGAATATCAGTTGAGTTGATGCCATCATAGAATTGTATTTGGCTATTGATTTCGACTTGTGATGCACTAACACCAGTAAGGTCTTCTACTGCATACATCACGACCTTGTGTAATTTGTCGATATTTAGGTCTTCTCTAGTGCCGTCTCTCTTTGTAACTTTCATGAATCTTTGTGAGTTTTTCCTGTCTAATAATTTCTCTAACTGTTATGTAATTATCAAAATTTTCAATATTTACACTTGTATTCGGTAAAATGTTATAATAACATACTCCGTCAAAAAACACAAGTCCTTCATGATAAATTTCTTTATTTTCGGCTACAAGCCACCTTACGTTTTTTGTATCTATGTATTCTAATTGTGCTAATGTATGATACAATAATATTGCTTTACCACTCATACAAAACATTTCTGCTTCAAGTACTTCCCACGGTGTAGGCCAAGTACTTGGCGTAAAATAGTCAAAACTTCTAGGCTTTGTTTCTATTCTATTGATGTATTGTAACACATTTTTCAACGATGGGCGACCATTTTTATATTCTCGCCATATTGACAATCGTTGTTGGGGATTAACTATTTTGTCAAGCAATTATCCCAGCCACTTTCTAACTATGTATTTAAAGGTTGCAGTTCTGGGTGTGCCATCAGTTAAATTGTTGGTTGCTGTTAAAACAAAAGTATTTGTACTGTTATCATATGTTGTGCTTAAATCAAATGTTGATGACCCGAAACCATTTTGCATTACAGCACCAGTGTCATTTAATGATGCATCTTGTAAAGTTTGATTTGCTGTAAGATGTACTGTACCTGTTCTAGAATATGCATTACCTGTACCGCCAGCCGCTGTTACAGAATATTCTATGATCACAGCAGTTACATCAACTGCACTAAAAGTTACAATACCAGTTGCGCCTGCTGGACAACTTTTTGTTATTGCTTCGAATAATGAATTAGCAGAACCTGTTAATAATACAGCATAGTCATCTTGTGTTAATAGTCTTTGGTTTGTTTTTACATTTGTTAGTCCAGTAATATCAGAATTTTCACTGGCACCAAAAAGTTTATTTGTTATTGTTGAAAAGTTTTCTGCTTCTTGATTACCTGTAAAAGTTAGTGTTAAGTTTTCACTGCTAGTGGATGGTGTGTACTGGCCAATATTTGTTGCATTTGAATTAAATTTATTACCTACTTCTGCAGTAACAAACATATTAAATTCTTCATCATTCAATGAGTCATGTATCCAGTCTTCCAATTGTCCTTTTATGGAATGGTCTGCTTTGGTGTAGGTTGCATTGTCTGTTAATGATAATTCTGTGGCATCTGTATTATCAGTAAACCTTACTTGGAACTGGCTATCACATGAAATAAAGAATTGGTTTTCTGTACCTGCTACTTTAGTTGCTCTAAATGTTGCATCATTATTAATTGTGCTGACAACTAGATCTAAATTACTTGCACTACTTAAATCAATAGTTGAAATAACATTAGCGGCTCCGTCGGGTGCGGCTTCTAAAATTATATCAGTTAATGTTAACGGTCCGGCAGGTGAAGCCACTGTGCCTGAATCTGCAAAAACTTCTGTATGTTTATTTTCTAAACCTATAAATGCTGTACCTACTTCGTAATCTGATCTAATATATGCATTATTAAATTGTCTAAAACTAGCAACACTTTTTGCTTCATAAAATCCCGTTGTTGAAGTAGTTCCTATGACGCCTGTGTCAAACATAGCACTAATTATATCTGCATTACTATAATAATTTATTGTAATATCATCTGTGCCAGTTGGATTACTACCAAATGTTATTGTTGTATTTTGTCCTGAACTAACTGGCGAAGAAACAAAAAATTCATTATTAAGCAAGTTTGCTGTTGATCTTGTTGCATTTGTACTTAATGCTACACCATTTTTTGCACCTGTAAAATCTGTAGATTCGAATGCATTACCGTCAAATACATTTTTAATATTACTTAAACTTGTATTTGCATTTCCGGTTACTGTTTCGTTAAATACTTTTTCACCATGTGCTTGTCCGCTATCATCTTTAACTGTAAACGTTGTACTGTTTGCAGTACCGTTAAAAGTGCCTGTAGGAAATCTTTTACTAGGCATAATAAGTCTAACAAAATTATTATTTAAATATGAATTGGCATAATTAAAGCCTTCGGGTATGTTGTTTATAGTTACAACATTTGCATTTTGAGCCGTTACGCCTATCTCAGGATCTAAGCCTATAAATACTTCTTTGCTGTCTGATGCTAATGCAATTTCCCCTGCTCGTAGAGGTTGAGGTAAATCTATGCGATTTCCTCTGCGTTGTTGCATTCGCGATATAATTATTTCTTTGTCTGCCATACAACTATTTATCTTTTTTGTTTACTTTGCAGATAAACTGATGCTAGACTTTTTGTACATCGACTTTACCATAGTAGTCGGCCAATCTCTCGGCCCATTTACCACAGTACTTATCGAATTCTTCGCCTTCAATAATGAATTCTTTAAACTTAGATTCTCTATCAACCATAAGTATGACTACTTTTCTTATCTTTGTTTCAAACATTTCGTTGTGTGCAAGTGCGTATGCACAACCTTGTAGAAAATAATCTTCAATCCACTCACGTTTCTTGATCTTTTTAGCAGTCTTGAAGTCAATAATTGCTTCTTCGCCCTCGTACATACCTATAGCATCGCTTGTACCTGCGTATAAGCCTTTTGCAATTAAGGCTACTTCAACACCCCACAGTTCATCTATTTTTGTTAGTCCGTTATTAACCATTTCGTTTGTCATACTTTCTGCTAATATACTAACATGGTTATTACCAAAGGTATTCCACTCTTCTCCAAGAATATACTTTTCTAATGCATTATGTACTTTGGTACCTAGTCCTGCGGCTTCAGTACTGATTCTAGTTGCTTCTGCTTCGCCTACACGTTTACGCCAGGCTATAAGAGCAGTCTTGTCTCCTGTATCTGAAAGGATAGTTGTAACACTAGGAACAGGATTATTATCATCGCCAGTATATTGACGTTGCCCTGACTTTGCTGTTACTCTTTTTAATTGGGGATAATTGTATTTGTTTTCTAAAAGGCTTTCTGTTACCACTTGATTGTCCACTGAATTGTATTTCCGGTTGATGCGTTAGTGCTAATATTTACCGAATATCCTTTGTCAGTGAAATGTTTCTTGACCGTATTAATCTGGTCAGTGATTGTGGTATTAGTTGTGATGCCATTGTAGGCTTGGTAATAAGAAGTATTACCGGTCATTGTTGTTCCTGTTGATTGTAGTAATTGGAGTGAACCAGCACTGATATTTGCTAGTACGTTAGCCTCGAGTGCTCTAACTTCGTTCAGTATAATAACACTATCGCGACTTCTTCTTCGAGCCTCTGTTGCGTTTATAAAAATACTATCAGACATTAAGTTCGTCTCCTATGCCTTTGTTAGCGGCCGATGTTGCTAGATTGGAAACATTATTTTCCATATCTTCTGGCTCTGGTACCATTTCGTCTGGTACATTGCCAGGTAAATTAAATTCTATTTCTGAATTGCTTACGTTTGCAATTAAGTTTTGAAACTCTGGAGATTCTAAAATTAATCTAAGCATTGATTTAGAAATACCTATTCCTAGTTCATTTACTTCTTCTACAAATGCGTCTAGGCTTGCACTCTTTACATTGCTTTCAATTTTATTAATTACCAGTTCTTCCACATCAGACTTTACATCATCCATGTCAGATTCTGTGATTGCAAAGTCCGTAAACCTCATAATTAAATCTTTTCTGCTCTACCTAGTGGCTCTTCTTCAGGACCTGCTTCAGCATCTGCACCAGCAAAATCGTCTACTGGTTCGTCTATTGCTGGTTCCATCATGTCACCTGCTAGTGGGTCTTCTGCTGGCATTGGTGCGGCTGACTCTTCTCCAGTCATTGTACCAATAAGTGCATCAACACCTTCTTTAGATGATTTGTTTGCGTCTAATAATGAACTTAGTAAACCTTCCATTTGATTTTTGAAATCTGCGGCTTTTTGTGCACCAAATTCATGTGCCATTGAATCAGCAATTGAAGGTATATCCTCGTTTGCCATTCTACCAATTCTTTCAATG